GCGAAGCGGTAACATGGACTGAAAACCAGTACAGTTTTCAACTAGTTAAATTACAAAGTTATAAACTTTTCGGGTAATCAGCACACTTGTCCCGTTTTTTTCGGGAAGTCTCCGCTTCGCTCAGACGTTTAATTGGCAAATCCAATCGTGTAAATTTTATCATACGAATCGTGTAAATTTAACTATTTACACGATTTTTGTTTGTAATAAGATAAATGTACGTTTGTGTCGTAAATTGGGTAAGAATGGATTTGTTTGAATGCATGCCGGGAGAGCTGGCGATGTGTTAATTTTTGGAATGTGCTACTCTAACCAGATACCACCGACTACAATAGCGATAGAATGCACATCTGTCTTTGGGATGTAAAAGGGTGGGTAAGCCTCGTTATCACTCACTAACAGCCATGAATCATCTTTGTCAGACTTCAGTACCCGCTTCACCATTGCGCCCTGGGTAGTGCTTAGAACATGAACCTTATTCCATTGAATGAATGTATCAAGTGGTAGCTTCTTACAGGCTATTACATCCCCTGAATTGTACTTTGGATACATGCTGTTACCTTTCACACGTATCATAAAATCAACATCTGTAAAGTCCGGAACGACATACCGATCGGTAATGTCATAATCCATCACCCTCACATCACCGGCTCCAAAGCCGGCCATTGCTTCAATTGGTATTAATGGAATACCTTCATCAGAATGTATTCCTTCATGTTTTTCTTCAGGCTTAGGTTCTGAAGTGTGACTTGGTTGATCAGGTGTATTGTTATAGGTTTTGAAGCGATTTAATAAATCATTATGATTTATTTTAAATTCAGTGCATAACTTCATAGTAAACTTCTCAGACGCTCCCCTGTCACCATTCACAATACTATTGAGATACTGAGGCTTTACATCCAATTTTTTCGCTATTTCAACCTTAGAAAGCCCGCCTTTTTCCAGCAATTCAATTTGCTGGATAAACCATTCTTTTCGTATCTCTGAAATATTTTCCATTTATAATGCAAAAATGTTTATTTATATTTGCGTAATAAATCAAAATGATTTATATTTGCACCGTTCAACGATACAAAAGTATAAAAAAATATGAATGCACAACAAATTATCGAAAAAAAACAACATGGAGATAGTTTACGAATCATGAAAATTGCTAATAAACTTGCAGTAGAACGGGGATTAAAAGAATATTCAGAAACTACTATCCGTCAGCAATTAAATGGTACCAGGAAGATGAAACCCATTGTTGAAGAAGCTGCTACATTGTATTATGATATGATTCAATAACTTAAATTCATATAAATCATGAATAAATTCTTTTTATACGGTCAAAAAACCGTAATCATAATTCTTTGTGTGGTTGATATTATCACTTTTTATGGAGTAATCACTACCGGCGAATGGCACTTATGGATAATAATAATTATGGTTACCACATTAGCAGCTTCACTCTATCGCGATCTTAAGCGAGAAAATTCAAAACACAAATCAATTTAAATAGCATTTAAATGAAAACAATGTCACCGTCTCAAATTACTGAACGAGTAGTTGAAGTCTATCCGTTTGAAGGCGATTTTAAAAAGGTGCTTGGCGAACCGGATATACGCTTTTCTACACTAATACGTGGTGAAGCTAAATCGGGTAAGTCAACGTATGCTGCTTTATTCGCGCAATACATCAGCCAATTTGGCAAAACACTCTACGTATCAGCTGAGGAGCGTTTGAACTCGAAAACGCTTCAAAATCGCATTAAACAATGTGGTGTTGTCTCTGACAAAGTACGATTTGTACATACTAAAAACATTGCTGAGATTGAAAAATTAGTTCAAACAGGTGGTTATCGGTTCGTGATTATTGATTCAATACAACATGTGCAAATGAGTTACAATGAATTTGAAGCTTTGCGTTTCAAATTTCGCCGGAGAAAACTATCCTGGCATTTGATAATGCAGATGGGTGAATCAATTGTCAAATGGAAACATGAGGTTGATGTTCTCATTGAAGTGAAACAAGGCCGTGCTTATGCCCATGGTCGCTACGGAAAAGCAGATTCTATTAAAGTATTGAATTCAAACAACGCTCAAACTGAATTATTTGAATAATATGGAAACTAACGACCTTAAAATCAATACAACCTACCAATACAAATGTGGTGAAGAACCTGTAAAGGTAGTTTACATAGGAGAAAACAAGAAGTATAAAAACACCTATTCATTCAAAGCCCTGGAAGGTAAATGCAAAGGTGTAAAAGACACATTGTCTGCAAAATCAGTAGAGAACTTCATAAAGCAAATAGAACAATGAACAAACCCACAAAAACAACCCAACTGCCAACCTTCGACACAGTAGAGCAACTAATGTCAGACACCTTCTTGTTAAACTTAATAGCTGAGCATATCACTGAATTTGTTTCAAAACGTAATGAAATATCAGAAGGTGGTAAAATAAAGCTTAAACGCAACCCTATTGACTTCCTGATTGAAATGAACAAGTTAAATGAAAACAGCATAGCCACTGAATATATTGAAATTCACTACAAACGATCAGTATTATCCGGTTCAGTTCGTGAATTCATATCCTACCTAGTTATTGAATGTATTGGTAAAACCTTTCAACATTACGATGTCCTTTATAAAAAACAGAATAAGAAACAATCTAAAATAAAAAAATCATGAATGTACTAGACAAATCACAAGCTATTGACATCATTTCAAGACAAAATAGTGTGCAAGTATCCTTCAATGTTCCTGTAACTGATAATTATTCAAACTGCTACGACATTTTAATCCATAAATCGAATGCTACTACCATCAATGATCTGATAAAGGCAGGATTTAGCCTAAGTATGTCAGATAAAGGATTATCAGTAAATAAACATTAACTCCTAAACGGTTTATCAATCCGGGGTTCGATTCCCTGGATAGGAACAAGTCAAATTACATTCTATGCCAATTTACAGTAATAACATTCTCAGCTTAACAGTACCTGAACTCGAACAAATCGGGCTATCGGTCAACTACCTGAAAAGGGCGTTATCCGGTCAGCGGTCAGGACAAGTTTACTGTTGGGAACACCATAAGATTGGCCGTCAAATATTCATTCATTACGACTCTTTACTGCCAAAATACAAAATACTTATTACCAATGTCCTTTGTGCAGGAGTAGAACCTGAAGTGTATTTATGCGATAAAGAAACAAACAAAAACAGCACGGTTCTAAATGCCGTAGCTGATCAATTACCTGGACTTGTAACAGCTTACCCTGACGATCTTAAATTACTTATGGAAACTCACCTTTATTCACCTACAGAAGCACATCAACTGGCAAGAGCTGCTGGTTGGTTGCGTTTGCTGAATGAATATGATGTTCGACGAGTTCGTTCATTGGGTTACCGTTCAATTGTTGAGTTCCATGAATCAGTATTTAAATGCTGTTTAAACGAACAAAGCATGAACGTTCCATTGATCAAATGGAAAAAAGGAACTATTACCAACATGCGTGTACTTGTTCGCAATGCCGTGGAATACAAACGCAAGGGTATTGAAAGCTTAATACACAAAGGAGTTGGAAACGTAAACCGCGAAATGGCCGATGCTCAGGTACACGCTAAAATGATTGAACTGGCATCAAATCGTGTAAAATATAGCTGGGAAGATGTAGCCATGTTATACAATGATTGGGCTATTGAAAACGAAAAGCCGGAAATGACAACATCAGCTGTAAAATCATACCTCTATATTCCTAAAATTAAAAAAGTATGGTATTATGCACGTCATGGTAAATTAGCAGGAGACAACGATTTACAACCACTTATTCAACGCAAAAAACCATCGTTCCCTGATGCATTATGGTCGATTGATGGCACCACCACTCAGCTATATTATTTAGATGATAAAGGTAAGATTCAAAGCGACCTGTATGCTTATTTCGTTACCGATTCAAACACCGGTGCTATCATTGGCCACTCCATCGCATTTGCTGAGACATCCGGAATGGTTACAGAAGCGTTGAAAAATGCAACCGACACCTGGGGAAACAAACCATATCAAATACAATACGATAATTCATCAGCTAATGTAAGTTATGCAGTACAGGCATTGATGAGCAACATGAGTCGCGTACATTTCCCATGCGAACCTTATAAAGGCCGTAGCAAGTACGTGGAGTCAATTATCGGACACTTCCAACAAAGAGTTCTCCGCAAACGTGAATTCTTTAAAGGTGGAAATATAGATACTAAAAGCCTTAATTCAAAGGCAAATCCGGAACTACTAAAGGAACTAAGCAAAAACCCTGAACGACTATTTAATCGTGAAGGAATTATTAAAGAATTCGATGAAGCCGTAAATGAATGGAATAACCGTGGTGAAGCACGTGACTCATTCGGTAGGTTCGTTGGTGACAGTAAAATATACCGGTATGAAACCATACAACACGAAAAACGCGCAAAACTAAACTACTTCGATAAACTTAGCCTCTTTGTTTTCCAACTCAAAGAATCATACAAATACAGCACACAAGGCATTCAGATTGAAATATCCAAAAAGAAATACAACTTCATAGTTCCTGATCCTGACAGCATTGGTGACTTCATGTTTGCCAACGAACACCTGGGTGAAAAGTTCGAAGTACGTATTGATATGGCCAAACCTGAAATGTGCACCCTATTGCAATCCGGAGTAGTTGTGGCTCATGCCTATGAAAAGGAACGATATTCCGCTTGTGTAGCCGACCTTAAAGAGGGTGAAAACAGCAAGAAAATAGCTTTTAAGACAAAACAAACCGAGTTTGGTATAAACTATTCAATCACAGAATTAGAACGTCAAATGTCTATCCTGGGCGAATTAAAAGCAACCGGCACCGATGGACTTGGTTGGTGGGATACTACAAAATCGAATGAAAACGCACGCAACAATCAGAACGAAGATAAACGCAATGGTATAGGCGATGGATATACTGAAATTGAACGTAAACTTTTAAATATAGGACGATGAATACAATTAAAATCATTTCTGAAGCGTATTCAGAAGCATACTGGAAATTCGGTGTAAGTATCGGAAAGTCAGAATTGCAAAAAATTATCAGAAAATCAATCCACGAATCTCAAGCATGGTATAAGGTTAAAGAACATACCGCTGAAGAAATAGAAGAACTCGGTGAGGTATTGATTAAAGATAGTTACGGTGAAATAGACCTAGCAAAATTAGTAAGTAGAGATGGTTTGTGGATATGGGAAGTAAAGAATCCTAACACAGACATTGATCTTGATGACATATTTAGTTTCAGATCAATTGAACTAAAATAATTATAAAATAACCGAGCCCCACATACAGCTGTCTCAAAACTAACTGCATATAGGGCTCATAAAAGAAAACAAAGATATGAAAGAATTCTCATTTGAACAAAAACAAACATTGCGCGATGCAATTATCAGCATGCAGGAAACATCCGGACTATCTGGGAACGAGTTTTCAATGAAACGCCTGGGATTTACCAATGGCAGTAAATTCAGTCATGTCCGGAACAACTGGGACAAAGCCGGCATGGTAGGTATTGACACCTGGGAAGCAATTGAAAAGTACATAGAATCATCAAACAAGTACAAAGGTGTAGCAACTGCCAACCTCAAAAAGGTATGGGAAAGCTGCGAACGTGCCTACGAACTCAAAAAAGCAATTGCCGTGGTTGGTGAAGGTGGACTTGGAAAAACATTTGCCCTGGAAAGCTACAAACGTCACATCGAAAGCGAACAACGCTTTAAGGTTGTTTACTTCGACGCTTCCATGGTTCGCACCAACAAGCAATTTATAGCCGGATTAATGGAATCGTTGGATTGCTACAAGACTGGAACAATCAGCTCACAGTTAGTTGAAATGCGTAAACAGGTTACTAAAATGAATCTGTTGATTTGCATTGATGAAGTTTCAAGTATGCAAGGTCATAACGTTACCATCATCAAGGACATTATGACTGCTTTTAAAGACCTTTGCGGCATTGTATTCAGTGGAACACCCTACTTTGTCAACAACCTGAATAAAGGTGCAAGCCGCGACCGTCACTTATTCAGCGAAACCCGCGACCGCCTGTTTATGCTTCCTGAATTTCTTGAAAAACCAACTGAAAAAGAAGCTGAAGCAATTTTCACAGCAAACGGGATCACTGATAAAGCAACCCTTGACATTGTAATGGGACGTAGCAAACATAAAGAACTTATTGCACGCAGTTGGCTCACAAAAAAGACCTTCAGAGGTATCAAAGATTGTATCGACATGGTTCGCATGACTGAAATGGGTAGCAAAATCAATTACAACAATTTAAATCTTTAATATCATGAATAAAGATGACCGCAATAAACTAACCAAAGCGGGTTTTACTATGCTCCGAACACATGAAAATCCGGAGTTGACAATTACTTACATGACCGGTTCACATGCATGGTCAACGTGGGGAAAATATGAAACCAAAGCAGCTATGCAACGCGAAATTAAAAGAGTGAATCAAAACGAACCATTCATCATTTTTGAAAACTAAATCATGACACAGCATCAGAATAAATTAGATGAAATTTCCAAACTTCAGACGCGTTATGACGAAATTGAAGAATGGTTGATTGATAACCCTTACATGCATCCTGAATGGGAAGTACACATGAAAGAACGTAATGACCTTGAATTACAAATTGAAGCTTTAAATGAAGCAATTAAATACACCGTAAATTAAAAACATCATGGAAACATTCAAATATGTACCCCTTTTTATAATCATTGCACTAATTATTATCCCTCGCTTATATCGACTAACTTCAAAAATGAAATCTAAAAATGAAAACAAACGAAACACCTGAATACGATCAGGACAACCAGTTCGATTATGATTTGGACTTTACCGGAATCAGATGCTTTATCTTTTTTATCGGGTCATTTTTTGGAGCCGGCTTAGCAGCTGTATCACTTGCAATTTACTACTTAATTATAAACTTTTAAACTCATTTTAAATGGAAACAACGCAATCACCGGTTGATGTAAGCCTACTTACCCCGGAACAAATCGAATCACTGAAAAAACAAATTATCTATGCTGAAAAAGCAAAGAAACAAGCCATTGAGGCTGAACGTGACACGTACAAAACAATAGTTGATGAAATGGTACAGGAGGTATTTAAACCGCTTGTAGGGCTTAGTAAACACATTATGAACATAAAGAAACTTGTGTTTGACAACTTTGAATCAGTAGTTGAAATGAAAGCAGACCTTTATGGGACAAAAGACAGTCAGCAAAGCCATACCTTCACTTCATTGGATGGAACTATCAGTATTAAGATTGGACACCGCGTGACCGAATCGTTCGACGATACGCTTAGTGCAGGAATTGAAAAGGTAAAAACCTACATGGCTACACTGGCCAAGGATACTGAATCAGCCGCACTGGTTGAAACTATCATGGATTTACTCAAGAAGGATGCAAAAGGTAACCTAAAAGCTAATCGGGTCCTGGAACTTGGAAAACTGGCTAGCCGTGTAAAAAATGAAGATTTCAGCGACGGCATCAGCATTATCCAGGAATCATTTAAACCGGTTAAATCTTGCCAGTTCATTGAAGTAAAGTTTAAGGACGAACATGGCAAGGAACATGCGTTACCGCTTAGTATTTCAGCTTTTGGATTGGAGGACGAACCCGTAAAAGAAAAAGACAATGTACCAGGTTAAATACAAAGCACAAGTGATTGCACCTGAAGGTAGCCTTGTAAAATATAAACCATTAACGCAATCAGGTGTGTTTATTCCAAAAGGTAAGACTTGTAATAAAGAAAAAATTGAGAAGCAATGTATTGACTTCATAACTCCTCAATTTAAAATACCTGAAGGAATGAATGTTATAGTAACTATTGTAAGCATTAAAAAACTTCCTTCTGCTTTTATTTGCTGTGAAGATAAATAAATTACCACTTATGCCGGCTTGATCACCGGCATTGAGTGCCAAACCGATAACCATAGAGATGGCCGGTACATTTAAACACTATTTAAATAGATTAATTATGGTAATAGGTTATAAAAAACAAATCCCCTGGGGAAAACCAACTGATTTTAAGCGCAAAATTTTAGTTGATGTAAAAAGACATACTATGCGTGAAGATATTCATAATCGTTGGCATGCTGGTCGTAAAATACAGCATGCTCATGGAGTCAGAACAAAGTATTACAATCAGTTTGCCGAAAACTTATGTACACGAACACAGCTTGTTTATATTGGAAAAACAAGTACTAAGAATGAAGATTTATGCTATAACTACAATGGTGTTAACTTCGGTGTGATAGTAGACAAAAAACGCCTTACAAACTATCAAATTGGATATTTAGCTTTTTACGATGGATTTGACACTACAGATGACTTCTTTCATTGGTTCCAAAAAGGGTTTAAAGGTAAAATAATTCACTGGGCCGATTTACACTATTAACATGACTTTTGAATACTTTTTCCAAAACCTAAAAGCACCTATCATTTGGAAACCGAATGGTTGGAATCATGTGAGAGACCTAGAAACAAATGAAATTATATCCTATGGAATGGTTTTCGATGACCGACAAAATCAACGAATTATACGGTTCAGTTTTACAGTTAGTTCCGAAAGATTAGGAATTACAGAACGAACCAGGGTAAATGGAAAACCAAAATACAAAACTGTGTGTGATGTAAGAACTTTAGAAGAATTAAACCACTACATAACTAAAAACTATTGAAATGAAAAAGACATTTAAACAGCATTTAAACGTGCAAAACAATGAATCCAGGTTAAAGGATAAAAGACAACAATATCATAAGTTGCTTATTGCCCTGGGAGAAGAAAAGTATAAAGAAGTAATAATCGGTGGAACTTTCCCAGGCATTGAACACACCACTGATCTAACAGAATCTCAAATTGACATTTTGATAACCGATGCTGAAAATAGAATGGGTCACAAAGGATTGCCAGTTCAGCGTATATCTATCGCACCGGCCAATAATCCGGAAGAATATCAGATCAAACAACTCCGGAACAAATGCCTTCAGGTATTGACCGAACGTGGCATTAAAACGACTCCAAAAGACTGGAGTCAGGTAAACAATGAACTGGCCGCTCCACGTTACCAATGGGTTCTTACTGACGAACAACGAGCTTCAGGGATGATTAACAAACGTGGTATTGGTACTTTCAACACGGTAGAATCATTGCGTAAGCTTTTCTATCAACTTTGTGCAATACGTGATAATCAAAAAGTGATTCAAACAAAGGTTACTGAACGAGCTGCACAAAACTAATATGAAAACAAACCGATATTTACATCCAACCGTTGAACTTTGCCGGAACTGTGAAGGTTCCGGCCAGTTGATAAAGTTTCCACCTTGGGACATTTTACACCAAACTGACGCAATAACTGAAACATGTCCGATATGTGAAGGAAGCGGACGAGTGGTTGTGAGTAAGAAAATTGAGGTAACAGTAGAACCGTTTAAAATCAAATAAATATGGAACTTGATATTTTAGAAAAAAATGTATTGAAAGCTATTGAGATATCATCAATTTATCAAATTACACATATCAAAATAGTATATGAAAAATGCAAATCTTTTGATAAAACAATAAAAGTTTTGCGATTAGCTTCTGAACGACATATTCCTTTATCAGATGCACAAGATTGGCTTGGTTACAATCAACCATAAGACAGAATATAAAATAATAGGCTGATAATTATACGTTATCAGCTTTTTTTGTACTTTTGCAACATGTTAAATCAAAAACAAATTTCTATGAAAACAAAATTTACACTTTTATTCCTGGTACTTACATTCATTTGCACTGCTCAAACATCTCTAAAGTTCGTTTCTGGCAATAAAGGCGACATGCGTACACTGGCTGACAGTATTGTTTTAAATGCTAAACACACATTTAAATATGCCAAAGAAGGTCAGATAAAAGAAAGTTCAGTTTACTTTTTCAAATATGTAAACATAACTGACACAACCAATGTATTAGCTTTATATTACAATATTAAAATGAAAGGCGAAAATGTAGCATTGGAAGTAACCGGTACCCCTGAATACACTTTCTATGCTGCTAAAGGTAAGTTTTTAGACCTCTTTCCATTTTGGAAACGATATATAAACAGAAATGCTGATATTGCAAAAATATCCACCAGTCAGGATGATAAAACTATCAATGGTTCCCAGTTCTACCTTCAGGAAGATTCAGGGCAATGGAAATTATCCATGCATTAAATAAAATATGGAGCCCTGGGAAAGGAACGAATAAAAATAGAATAAACATTATTACCGGAATAACAAAAGGCAGCCAAATTGGCTGCCTTTTTAGTTATTATGTAAAATAATTCAATCAAGTGGAACAGTTACTAAGTGTCCTCATCCAGGGGTAACTTTAGCCCACTTTGTGGAGTCAAACCATTTCCCCTAGCGAGATGTTGAGATTAAAATTTCAACACTGTTATTAAAATAATAACCCATCTTACGAGAGTTATTATTTTTTCAACGATCTCAATAGATATTTCTATTTTCATGTCTTTAAATTTATTGGTTATTAATTTATTGACACCTGATTGAATTATACTGCAAATATACGATTAAATATTTCTTTTATACAACATTATATCCGTATAACCTGAATTATGGTTCATCCTAGCGCTCATCTCCTTCTTAGTTGCACCTTTAAACGGGTTCTCAGCCCCAAGGTTCTTTTCAATCCAGTCAGTCAACTCAATGATTGATGATTTATTTGAAGTGAAATAGAAGTAACTTGTACCCTTCAGGACCGATAGCACATCCAAGTAATTAGCCAACTTCCAGTAATTAGAATACGTTGAAACGTCGGTTGATAAATATGGTGGATCAACCAGGAACACAACACCGGTTATATGCTTCCAACGGTCAAATAAAACCCTATAATCCATCTTTACTATATCTACGCTCTGAAGGTAATTATTAGCTGGCTCATAATCTGATTTACGTACACAATTATACATCCCTTGTTTCTTCATCTCTTCATAGTTCATAGCATAGTTCATACTAAATAATAGGCTTGAACTTATAGTAATATAATCTACGTATCCAGTTACTTTTTCTTCGCGTTCAATTACCTTCAGGACGCGTTGTTTGGCCTCTTTACTTATAACCTTGTCAACCGGTTCATTCTGTAAGATAATGCGAAATTCAGCCAACAGTGCGTTTGTACGTTCGATATTAGCGATACGAAGATGATAATCATCGAAGTCATTATAAATAACATCGGCTCCTGGATACATTTGCTTCACCGTGTGAGCCAGTAAACCACTACCGCCGAACAAGTCGACAAACATTGGTGCATTTTTAAACTCCTTTAAAGCGATTTTAAACTCTGAAAGAAAACGCCGTTTTTGACCCTGAAACGGCAGCGGGGCTTGTGAAAATTGTTTCATTTTGAAAATTTGTTGTTTAATTTATTATTGTTACTTTTGTGGCCTCTCACAATCTCTACATAAAAAAGGTGCAGACACACCCGATCAAAGGCATATGCCTCTGTCGTGGTGTGTCTGCACCTTAAATATTTGCACGGTGTGAGAGCCGTGTGAATGGCGATGGAGGTTTTTTTTAATTACCTCTAATAATTAGTTAATTGTTATTCCCCTTGCATTTGCATTCGTTTCAGACAAAGGATAAGTAGCTAGCAATCTTGCTTTATTTGTTGCACCTATTGTTATAACTTTCGTACCACTTACCACATTAATAATAGATTGGTTCAAAGAAGAAGCTGATATATTACTACTAACGACTGAATCAAACCATAAAAAACTTGACGTGTAGTTGACAGGCAACTCAAAATCTGTAACATTAAGACAACCATCAAAAGGATTATTACCACTGTAAATATCCGCAGAGGTACACTGTATAATAATGCTATTTATACCCATCATTCCCGCAAAAGGAAAATAACTTCCCAATGAAGTGACTGAGGATGGTATAACTAAAGTTCCACTAAATAAAGTACTTAAAAAGCCAAAACCTTCAACAATCTTTAACGTATTAGGAAGCACTAATTGTCCGGTTCTGATTGCGTTACGAAAACAGCTTCTCGATATTGTTGTAGTATCAGGTCTTAATGTAAGTGTTCCAGCATAAAACCTTGCACCATAAATAGCTTTAACTTGTCCTGCCGTCCTTAAATCATATATCACATTGTCATATACATTGAGTACAGAATTTCCACCTGATATTGAGTCGAAACCTGTAAGACAAAACATTTCACTTATTTCACCAACAATTGTTGATATATAGTTATTTAAAATAAGTGAACCTCTTAGACCTTTACAATTATAAAAGCAATATTCACCTAAAGTAGTCAGTGTATCGGGTAATGTTAAACCCCCTGTTATGCTTTCATTCCCATAAAAGCAATAAGGTTGAATTTCAGTAATACCCGGCATGAATGACATAGTCCCAGTATTATTTAGCATCGAAAAATTAGCTTGTATTTTTCCACTTATACTCGTATTGTATAACACATTATTGAAAATCGGAACTTTAACGGAATTTGATACCATTGACGTGTAACCTGTTCCAAAAAATGCCCTAACTCCTACTGAAACCATAGAGGATGGAATTTGCAATTGACCTGATAAACCCGTACAGTTTGCAAATAGACCATCTCCAATTGTTTGTATTCCGCTTCCCCAAACTATACCCGTAATACCCGTCTTACCATTCAGATTTCCCCATGAGGTAGAACTGAATTTACCCGAACCTATTTCTTTTAAAGAGTTAGGGAAAGTAATAACACCTTGAAAATTGCAACCGTTAAAGCCGTTATTCCCTAATAACTTTTCAACTCCTTCTTGAATAGTTATTTTAGTGATATTACCCGCATAACCAAAATCCCAATCCCAACAGGTAAATGTTTTCATTGATGCAGGAATAGTTAATCTCCCCACTAAATTATTGCTTCCGTAAAATGTTTGACCACTCCCAAAGTTAGTAAGCGACTGTAAATCTTGGAAATGAATATATTTGCAATTTTGATACGAAAGATAACCACCTGTAATACTATTTACCTTATTTCCGCAATATATCCATTCAGCCGTATTTGCTTCAATTAATTCATAGGTATCACCATCAGCACTTACTATTACATACCTCTTAGTTCCCTGCCATGAAATTGTTGTCCCACCAACTACATCAAAGTGATAATCTGTCCCATTTAAAGTATAGCCATACCTAAAAGCATTCCCACGTGACGGTATTGTTGTTAAATTAGTCGTAGTTATAGTATTTGGTACAGAATAAATAAACTTGGCTTTAGAGTTGAATACTATGAATTCACTGAATAGTTTCACTATATCAACTTCTTGAGAAGCAACACTAAAATCATCAGGCGCAATGAATGGTTGCATGGGTAATATTACTACAGGAGCTGTGTTTCTATATGGGTCAATTAAATACATACTTCTTACTATATATTTCTTATTTGAATGAATAAACATAGCTTATGAATTGAAAGGGAATCCCTGAGCTGTAATATTATCATATTCCCAACCGGAGTCTAAATTTGGGATACCACCTGCATTGACGATATCAATCAAATCAGAAGCGTTTCGTGCGTTCTGATTTGCTTTATTTGCAACCTCGATCAATCGATCTTCAACCGTTTGTAAATCCGGTGTAAGCGGAAGTAATTTTAAATTGTAGGCTCTATTTACAGCAGCTTGCATCATTGTCAATTTATTTTGCTCTCCTTCGGATAATACACTTGAATTTGCAGCACTTTCCATTTGACGGATAGCAGTTATAATTTCAGCATTATCACGTCTTACAATACCGTATTCTGATAGATAAATACTGTAATTCGGATATTCTTCATCCTTAATCTGAGTTGGCCTTTTAGCTTCATTTTCCTTATAAATCCGGTAATCAACTCCTACCCTTACACCATCCGGTCTAAGTAACCATTCGTAGTTTTCAGCCCCTGGTGCTCCGGTAAAATCAACAGGACTACCATCAGTAACAGGACATGCCATATTTGGATTGCGAATTTCGTAATCAATCCCCTCAATTAAATTGTTGTAATCACGTTCACCAATTGGTTTTAACCAGTAAATTAAAATTCCTTTGTTTAAATCAGTCATTTTATTTTGTTTTTAAATTGTTATGTTACATTAAATAGATAGTCAATCCCTGTCCAGGTGTAATAGAACCTACACCTGTTACAAATACCTCGACATAGTCACCAATTGAAAAACTAATTGGATTAGTAGTTAAAACACAGGGTACAGTAGCCGTTCTTGTGGTACTTGAACCGCTATTAAATGTCATATTTGTTGAGAAAATAGATACTCCGTTTTTCTTTACAATTACTGTAAATGTTCCACCAACCGCCGGAACTATCAATTCACCTATAAAATTCGTAAAGTTTTGTGCCGTTTGAAAAACATATCTATTTTTTCGTACAGTAGTCGATGCAGTTATATCTGTAGTCTCGTCAGAACAAACAAGCGGTATTGTATTAAGAATCTTTTTTTGATCTGAAGTCAAACCCTGGGCACTTATTCCTGTATCTATTCCACCAATCCACCAGTTACCATTACCCCCAATATTTGGTGATATACCTGATACACCATTTGCACCATTGCGTACTGTATATGTAGAAGTTGAATTGTCTGAATATGTAATAGTATAAGTATCTATCGTCCCAGCTGTACCATTACCTGATGTTCTAACGATTGAAGTAATACCTATACCATCAATCCCATCAGAACCTTTAATATCACTTAGCTTTTTTCCTGAACCTTTTATAAATTTTCCTGATTCATCAGAATACACTGCAATTTCGTCATAATCAGGTGTAGCCAATGAATTCTCAAAAGTCCAAACTTCAACAGTTCTGTATTGATTTGTTTTGAATTCTGATACAGGATACCCGGCACCAAAATTCACACAAAAGGCATGTGTTTCATCTACCTCAGTTGATGTCCAATACAATTCAGGATAAAAACCGCCTATGATATCTTTATTCGCACACAATTGCAAAAGCTGTGTTTCGGTAGGTAATAGCCCATCTGCTACAGCTTCCGGCCATAATTTTAAAACTTCAGAATATGAGTTATTTACTATTAATCCTTTTTGAACATTAACATCAAACCCCGGGTCTGTTGACTGTAAAATATATCCTACTTTTCCGCCTCTTACTGATTGGCCAAGTACATAAATAGATGGATTTATTACAGTTTCCACCTTCACATCAACAGCATCCAATATCGCAGCAGCTGCATCACCAACACGGATTGCACTATTTGCATTTTTCTCCTTTTCATTCCGTATTTGTAGCCATAATTGGCGTGCAATCGTTATTAAACTCATAATCGTTTATTGATTAAATTGGACATGAGACATCATCATAAATTCGTGAACCATCAGCCGAAACCGTTAGTCCTGGATATTGCGATTGATAGTTAGCCTGCACATATGCAGCATAAGCCGTTGCGCGGGTGTTATAATCAGAAGTTGACATCTTAGCCAATTCATCAGCCGTAACAACCGGATATGTTATCCCCTGAGTGAACGTGGACATAAATGGCAATACATTAACTGATTGCTGAACTCCATTTAACTTTACTGTAACTGTAAGCGTTTTAAATCGCTTGTATCCATTATTTATGAATGCCATTATCGTTGTGGTGTTAATTCATTTTTATAATTATATGAGCTATCAGAAATAGGAGTAATACTTACTATTTCAGCACTTATTATTTCATAATCGCTTAAGAATGCTGCTGATTGTGAAGTCCCGATTGGCAACTCAAAATTATAATTGCCGTCAACTCCGGTATGTGCAATGCTTAGATATACAACTATAGTTACATTCGATGCAACCGTATAATCACTTTCAACATATGCTCCATATCCCGAAAAGAATACACGAATATTATTATCAATTGGTCCGACATCTGTTTTTTCGCAAACCGAATCAGTCCAGGAAGCTTCATACGTTATTCCGTTCAATTCACATACAGGGTCAGTCCAGGCAATTTCATAAGTTACTGTTGATTGTCCTATTGAATACCTTTTCCCCTTTAGCTTGTATTTTTCTAACAACGAAACAAGTAATTGACCATTGACTGTTATTCCGGAAGGTATGTTTACAATAAAATCAACCGTTAAGCCATCACCATCACTTATATAAATCGTTCTCAGAAAGTTCCCAAATAGCCGGTAATTTAATATCGCTTCAATATACATCACCTGGCATGTTATAGCGGCTTGTAACCTAATATTTGACTGCCATGACTTGAATAGTACAAATTCAGTAACGAGTGGAGCAGATACAGCCGTATAGATTGCAGCCAAACTTGCTGAACGAAGAAAAGTAGGCATTAATAAATTCAGAAACTTATTAAAATCTATATTCATACTATATGAGGTTGATAAGTTGGTGTGATCACTCCCAGTTTGAACCATCCGTTTGTACTTTCAAATGTTCCCCATGTCTGCTTTTCCACTCCATTAATTTTAAAATCAGTAACGGAAACATCAACTACACCATCAACGAGCTGTATGGCATCCATGATTTTTGTAATATTCAGATTCCCGCCAAAGTCCACATCATTCAATTTTGTAATAAAATCAGTTAATGAATCAATTACAGGATAATTAGTACCAATGATCAACTTACCGGTTGAGTCCATGACAAGCGGGTTATAATCAACTGTTATAGAAAAATCAACAATATCACCGTTACCTGATATCACCTGGATCAACACGCCTGCCGGTTTAATAACCGATGCGTAGGCTTCAAATAAATTTTTATCTTCAGCCAGTAAAGCAGATATCTCACCACCCGTTTCAGTAGCAACAAACAATTGAACTTTACATACACCATCTACATTTTGACGAACTGCTACCCGTTTGATGATTTGTTTTGTGATATCAATTGTCTGATATCCAAAAATAAATGTTGTGGTATTCATAACCAGTCCAATTCCTTTTTGAAATGCCATTGCTTGAGCGTGCCACCATGCTGAATTAGCAATATATGATGAGTCGACTTTTTCCTGTATTTCAGTTTTAAAAATGTCTAAAATCATTTCAAAACTCCATACTGCAAAAGCAAACGCATAAAACAATAAGCTTTCCATGCTTACCTTTGAAAAAATAACATTAAATCCCTGGGCAACATATCCCTGATTAAATCCGTATAATGTTTGAATTTCCGGTTGAGAAATATATGCGTTACCTATTTGAGTCTTAATGTCAGCTATTAGTCTTGCCATGTTTTATTAATTAAATATAAAGTCAAATGTATAATCAAAGATGCCACTTTCAGAAGCATTTACCGTTACAATAGAAGTAGCCGGTTTAATTTGTTTTTCCTGGTAATAGGTAGAAATTTGTTTATTAAAAATCCCTGCCTGTAAAAGATTTGTTCCAGGAGTAAGTTCATCCGTTATCCCGATCGAGTTGATTAATGCCATTTCAAATGCAGCTTCAGCACTTCCTGAAACCTGAATAGCGATATCGAAAAGAGTTTGCCCGGATACTGATTTTAGAACATTGTTCTGTGAAAATAAACTAATGCCAACCAACGAGACCGGAACACCGCTTGTTTCAACCGCTCGTGCCCGACTCGTTACCGGCTTAATTTGTTTGTCCTGATAATAATTTAAAACAGTATCGTTCAATACATCCGATAATGCCAGTTCGCTTATTGTATCTAAGTCATCAGTCATGTTTAACCCATTCAACAGAGCAAGTGCAAACGCTGCCTCAACAGAGCCGGCTGTTTGAATAGCTATATCAAAAATAGATTGACCTTGTAATGCCTTCATGATACTTTTTTATTGTTTATTTGCTCGGTACCGGAAGATATCACTTCAGAACATTATACTTTTTCAACAAATAGTAGATCAAACCTAATCCGGAAAAAATCAAAACTATTACACAGATCGTAATCCAACCAGGTGTTTTTGTTTTTGTTTCTTGAGTGTTGATATTATTTGCTATGGAGTCTGATTTAAAGTCTGATTTATCAGCTAATTTTGTTTTACTAACATCATTGGTTTTGACATTTGATTCAGTATTTACATTAGCAACTTTATTTGTATTTTTAACCTGTTCTGTAACAGTTATTTTTTCGGCGAACTGTTTACCTGAACTATCCGGTTTTGACAACACAGTCTCAGTTACTTTAACTGACACATCTTCATTTGTTACTGATTTATCAACTGTCGACAGACTTGTTTCAGTTGACAGATTTGATTCATTCGACTGTTTTACGTTCAAATTAGCTTCTTTTTTTACTTCAGCTTTCGAGGTTGTAGTTTGCTTAACGGTACGGCAACTGAATGTGATCATCGCGAGTAGAACGATAAAAAGTAGTTTAGTTTTCATTTTTTGTTGGCTTTATTTGATTTATTAAACCTGTCCATCCACCTTGAATGGCTTCAATTATTTGTGTTTTTGGTTTACCCTGTATAACTGCTATATTTTCAAAAATGGAAGTAATATATTCAACCAAAAACCCTGTCAATGAAACGACATATACAAAATTAAAGAAGGTATAAGCAGCAATCTGAATCAGGTTTGTTTGGTTTTCATATTCTTTTACAAATGCATGAATGATGTAAAGAATCAATAACCATATTCCAATTTTCAATACGCACCTAGAGAACTTAAATGATTCAAATTTATGTCCTTGCTTCTTTGATGCCTTAATTCCGGTTACTACCTCAATGATGATAGCAATAAACATAGCAATGGCCAATGCAGGCTTCATTCCAAAAAAGTAGTTGACTGTTCCCGATATAAAGGATATCATCAGCATTAGCCCCTGAAGTTGATATTTAAAACTAGGGAAAAGCGACAATACAAACTCATTCAGTGAGCCATATTCGTAGGATGAAAGGAATTTGTTTACGTAATTATTCATGACTTTATTTTGTAAAATATAATTCAACTTCAGCTTTACGTCTCTTTACAAGTCCTGGCAATACTTTACCATCTCCATGAATCCAACTGTTAAACTGATTAGCAATTGCAAGATCATTTGGATTTGCCAATACTTTTTTCAAAAGCATACTATCACCCAGTCCTTCAGGTATAGTATCAATATCTATATCTGAACCACAGTTATATGCAAAGTCAACCAATGCATCAAACTGGTTTTGTGTCAGTTTTACGGACTTAGTAAGCATGGTTACATCAGCTTCAAAAGCTTTTAAATCCCACAAAAGCATCTCATCAGCTTTTGCTTGAGTAATTGCAGGATCTTTCATGGATACCCGGACTCCGTTTGTATATCGGGTGCTACCCCAACCAATGGTAGGAATACCGGCAGGACACAAATAAGGTTTTAATTTGCATCCTTCAAATTGTCTAACTAATAAAAATGCTCTTAGTGATTTCATAACTATATTTTATTTAATTGATGTTTGAATTCTGTCTTTATAATCATCATAATCAATGCCGGCACGTGTAAAATGCTGTTTAATCACATTATCAATTTGCGACTTGTCATATTTACCCCGGATAAACTTTGTTAGTCCAGGACCAAGTAAAGGATCTTCTTTCAAATCGCCCTGGTGAAGATTCAATACGATCACCGCATCTTGATCAATAGAACTTCCAACTGTCATCCCTGACAGAATCATCCCATTTGAATCCCGAATTACGTTAATAGCCAGTTCAAAGCCATCAGTTAATAATATGCCTTTACGATTCTTATCCATCAATGCGTTATTTTATCATTCTCAATATCACTATAATCACCAAGTTGTTTGCCGGTTATTGCTGCCTTTAATGCAATTTGCAACGCACTGGGTGAACCGTTGCCAGGCTCAGGTACTGGAGAACCTGAAAGAACTGTAATAATTGACTGAAGCAAAGAATTCGTTTTATTTAATTCTGTTACCAGTTTCGGTGTAATGGCCAATCCACCATTATCACCGCCATTGAACTCCATCAATTCAGCTTCTACTGCGTAAATTAGGAATGCAACCGATTCCTGGCCTTCCAAAATTGCAATAAGGCAATCACTTTCTAAAGCCGGCTTAATGTCTACAGAACCGAATCCAAGAGCAACATCATAATAAGCCAGTTCGTCACTCATTCCTTCAGCTTCCATCGTCTTTTTATCCCAATCAACCGACTTGCATGTTACCCAACGTATCTGCGCTTGCATAGACCCGTTTAAATGCCGTTTAAATAACATCATAAATTCATCTGCCTCCGTTTGTAGACTCATAGCTGTAAAATTCAATTTTCGCGCTTAAAATGCGTTATTATAAAT